TCCGTCTTGAGATCCTGCTCCTCCTGGAGTATCAGGGAGAAGCCCGGCAAGGCCTTCTGGGCCGCGTCCCAGCCGAAATTGAAGCCCACCAGGGGCAAAATCACCTGGTGGCGGATGGTCTCGGCAAGCGCCTCGGCGTCGGCCTCCAGCAGATCCTGGCGCACCTCGGCCTGGACCTTGCCGGCCGCAAAGGTGCCGGTGCTCCCCTGGGTGTCGGTGGTCAGGGTCTGCCCCAATACCGCCTTGGACATCTCCCGGTTGCAGAAATTGGCCATGACCTCATAGGGGTTGGTGGTGCCGGAGAGGCGGGTGGCGGCTTCCACAAACTCAATCTCGGTGGATTTGCTGATGATGCCGGCGGCGTCGCTCCCGAGGGAGCTGATGGCCAGGCGCAGGGCCTCCCGGTCCGTGGGCGTGGCGGAGGGCTCGTATTTCCCCAGGCGCAGCGGCATGCCGAAGATTTCGTTGAACGCGGTCCAATCCTTGATGGCGTAGTTCTTGAACAGGTACATGTAGGCGCAGACCCGGAAGACGCCCCAGGGCACGTCGTAGCCGGATTCGGCCTCGTAAGCGTGAAAAGCCAGTTGAAACGCCCGGGGCTCCACCCCTTGGGAATTGTCCTCGGTGATCACCAGCGGCGCCGCCGAATTGTTGAAATTGATATTCTTCGGATGGATGAAGTTGAAGCCCCGGATGGTCCATTGCGGGGCGGCGGTCTGCCAGAGGATTTCCGCCCCCGCATAACCGTGGCCCACCGCGCCCAGGAGGTGCTTCATCAGGGCCTTGAGCTTCAGATTCTGCAACTGCTCCCGGCAGAACTCGGCGACCTTTTTATCCTGGGCGTCCTCGGAGGCGTCCTCCACCTGGTATTCCAATCCCAGCGCCGCCAGGCGCCTGGTCCCGCTCACCGAGTAGAGGTGGGTGTCCTTCTGCTTCATTTCGGTGAACAGCTCCGCCTGGGCCCGCAGGTCACCGGCGTCGGCGGCGTCGAAGATCTGCGCCAGCCGCCCCGGCGTCAAGCCACGGGAGGGGTAGCTGCTCCAGCGGTCCCGGATGGAGACCGCAGCGATCTCCCGGGTCTCGGGGCGGGTGGGGGGCTTAATGGGACGCCCGGCGTAGTCGAAGAGTTGGATCATTTAAGTGCCTGTTTTCGGTTTTCTGTTTTCCGTTTTCGATAAAATCAAAGTCATGTTTTGCGTTCTTCCTCAACCTCTCGGCGGATTTCGGCCGCCTCTTCATCAGACAAGGGCCGTTGCACAAATTCCCCGCACCAGTCAAGGTCCTTTACCGCCGGCCATTTATTTCTTCCAAGGATAGAATTCATCATAATAACAGGCGGGAAACGGCGGCAAATACCGCCTTCGCCGAGTTCCGGAAAGGCATCGTAAAAGAATGAACACCCCCCACAACTGCGTTTTGGGCTCATTGCTTCACCCGCATTTGCTCAAGTTCCTGCTCCGTCAAGGTGCGGCCCGGCTTCCCGCCTGTGGCGCAGAACAGCGGGCCGTTTTTGTTATTGCAAACCTCCTGACCCAGGCGCTCTTCAAAATAGATGCAGCGGCCGATGAAGACCGCGCCCGGCCGGTGCAGATCGCAGGTCAGTTCCGGTTCGTTTGGTGGCACAGGTTTGAAACCTGTGCTACTAACCCCTTTCAAAACGCCCCCCTGGGCCGCTCATAACCCGTCCCGCCCCGGCGCTCCTCGGCGAAGCGCCCGGCCTGCACCGTCTCATACTCCACCGGCTGATAGGGGGTCAGGTTCTTGGCGGCCACCGCCAGGAAGCCGGCCACCGCGGCGTCGCCGTGGCGCTGGCCGCCGTCCCGGCCCAGGACCCGTTTGCCGTCCGGCACCTTGGGGATGCCCTTCTCCACCCGCAAGGCCCGCAGGTCGTCCAGCACGTCGCCGTCTTGGGGCAGGTCGATGGTGTGGTCCTCCAGGGCCGCCTTGAACTTCGGCATGTTCTCCAGATAGTACTGGTTGGAGAGCATCACCTGGCTGATGCGGCCCTCGCCGTAGCGCTGCATGGCCACTTCGCCCAAATACTGGCCGTTGCCCCGGGCGTCCAGGGCCCCGCCCCGGAAGACCGGCAGCCGGTCCACGATGAAAAAGAGCACCTGTTCCTGCTGTTTGAAAGGCACATTGCGCAGCTCCACCAGAAAAGGCGTGTGGCATTTCAAGGTCTGGCCTTCCTGGAGCGGCCAGATCACCGTCAGATCGCCGGTGCGCCCGAAGTCCTCCCCGAAGTAGCTGGGCCGGCCCTGGGGCAACATCTCCAGGAGCGGCAGGGCGTTTTCCTCCAGCCAGTCCCGGCAGGCCGCCTCCCGGACGCTGTCCGGCAACTGGGCGAAGCCGTCTTTGCAGCTCCAGCGCAGCACCGGGATCTCCGCGTCCATGCAGGACTCGATGAGGGCCCGGGTCAGGTAGGCCCCGGCGCTGCTGGCCGGGATGCAGAGCAGCTCCTCGTCGGCGTCGTCCCCGTAAAACCTGAATAGCTCCTCCCGCCAGGCGGCCTCGGCCTCCGGGTTCCAGTCCCGGCCCAGGGTCAGGCAGATACGCTGGTATAGCCCCTCCGCCAGAGCATCATCGATGGTCTCCCGGTGCAGAGAATAGTTTTTCTTGCCGGCCCGGATATCGGTGACCAGCTCGTTGAACGGGTTGTCGTCGCCGTTATGGGTGGAGATGACGCAGACCCGGCCGCCCCAGATGAGCATGGCCAGGGCCGCCTTCAGCAACCCGGCCAGGTCGTCGTGAAAAGCGGCTTCGTCGATGACGATCTTGCCCTGCTTGCCCCGGAGATTGGCGGGCCGGGAGGAGAGGCTGACGATCTTGAAGCCCGAGGCGAACTTGATCCGGAAGGCGAAGATGTCCTTGCCGTCTTTGCCCTCGTTGGCCAGGACCACTTCCTCGATCTCCGCGGCCACCCGGTGAAACTGCCGGGCCCACCTGGCGGCGTCCTCGATGTATTCCCGGGCCATGTCTTTGTTGTAGCCGATGTACCACACGTCCATGCCGTGCTTGCGGGCGCTCAAAAGGGCCGAATCCGCCGCGTCGCCCCAGGAGGCGCCGATGCGCCGGGACTTTTCCCAAACCTTCACCGGGCTGGGGTCGGTCTGCCAGCGTTGCTGATAGGGCAAAAGGACATGTGGCGCAGGCGTCCCGCCTGTGGACATTATGAAACCCCCAAAATCTGCCGGCGGATTTCCTCCGCCGCTTCGTCGGACAACCCCGGGGCCGAGCCCTCGCCCGCCTCGGGCCGGTATTTGCTCTTCAATTCTTCGATCAGCCCCAGGGTCTTCTGCAAATCCTTGATGGCGTTAAAACTGAGCAGCTCCGGCCGGGTGGCCATCAGGTTGATCCGCTGCACCACCACCGCCTCCAGGGCCGCCACCGCCTCCTGGGGCGTCTTGATATTTGGTAGGGCGGGCGTCCCGCCCGCCAGTGGCGCAGGCGTCCCCGCCTGCGAACCATCGCTTGCCGGCGGGCGAGACGCCCGCCCTACGTCCAAATCTTTGTGCGCCTGGGTCTTTTCCCACATGGCGGCGGAAAGCACCTGTTTAAATTCCCCGCCGCCCAGGGCGTTGGTGATCAGCTTGGCCCGGAGCAGGGTGCTGTCCCGGCGGATCACGCCCAGGGCCAGGCGGAAGGCCTTGCGGGCCTCGGGCCAGTCCTGGGCTCTTTCTTTCTCCTCGGGGTCCTTGGCCTGAGCCTCGGCCCAGTCCTTTTCATCCGCCGACCAGCGTTTCAACTGGCTCACCGAGACGCCGGTGCCGGCCGCCACCTGCTCGAAGGTGAGGCCGTCCACCACGTACAACTCTTTGGCCCGCTCCCGGACCTCCCAGGAGTATTCCTGCGGCGCCATCTATTTCCCCGGCAGATACTGGCGGATGATCTCCGCCTCCTGGAGCAGCTCGCGGTACTTGATCTGGAGTTGCGCCAGGTCCACGGCCTGGGCGCCGATCAGCTCCCCTTCCAGCCGTTCCACCGGCCGGGTGGGATCCAGCAGATCCCGCAGGGACCGCACCAGGCCCTGGAGGCGCAACTGCACTTCGCTGCGCTCCCGCCGGTTCACTGCCAGCCGCCCTTCGAATTTGACTTGTTCTTCGCTCATGATTTAGGCACCCGTCTCTTTGCGGACCAAAGGACAAAATAAGTTATGGGTAATGGCATTGCTGAGGTTGGCGCAGATCGTCGTATTGGAGACCACCACCTCCCGGAAATCCTTGGAAACCCGGTCGTAACTCTTCACCAGTTCCACGTTGTTCTGGTACATCAACACCACGGTTTCCAGGCGTTTGTCGGCCAGCACATTAAAATTTTTATTGTCCTCCCGGTAAGCGGCCATTTGCTCCTGGTTCTGCCGCAAGATCTTCTGGATGTCCCGGCGGTCGAACCACCAGATCACCAACACCGCTAGAATGGGGCCGCCGATCTGCAGGGCCGCCCCCAGGCTGACGATCTGGTGCAGGCTGATCGGGTCCATCTACTGCCCCGTCCCCGGGCCGCCGACGTCGAGGCCGGAGAAGGGGGCGGGACCGGCAGGCCCCGATTTGGTGACCCCGTCCCGCAGCGCCGCCAGGCCCCCGGCGCCCAGAAGACCCAAGATCATCTGGTAAATGCCATCGTCAAGCCAGCCCAGAGCACGGGCCCCGGCCGCCAGGCCGATGAGCCCGGCCACGATATAGGTCTTTTTGCCGTTCATAGCTTCTCCTCCCCCAAAATCCTGCGCAGCCGCCCCAGCGGGTCGGGCACCGCCAGGTCGGGGCAGGGATTGTAAAGTTTCCGGGCCAACACATCCTGGATCACCGCGATGCAGCCTTCGGCGTCGTAGAGGCAGTCGGCGGCGTTGACCTGGTACTGCTCCTCGCCGTCCAGGCAGGTGCGGTGGGTGTTTTTCAGCAGGTCGTCCTTGTCGCCCTCATATAACTGCCAGTTCGGGTCGGGCCGCGCTTTAACCATCCGTCCCCAGCAGAGCCGCTGCCGCACGAAAAGCGGGCTGCAGGAAGGGTCGGGGCAGTCTTCGGGGCGCTCGGCCATAATCATCCGGTCCACCGGGCTTGATAAGGGCGGGTGTCCACGTGGATGAAGCCGCTCCGATGGTATCGTCCGATGCCGCCGTTTTTAAACGCCAGGATTTTTCTCGCCTCTGCGGCCATCTCATCCACCGTCATCCCAGGGATGACGATATCCATAGCCCGGCATTTTTGCTTCGGAAGATGAAAGGAATGCGGCTCTCCACCGACCGCGGCATTGTGCCCCGGGCAGCGGCAACCGCAATTGACGTGGATCGCCCGGCCCACTTGATCACGCAGCTCTTGAAAGGCAGCGACCGTGTCAGGATGGAGGCTGTCAAGACCGCAGCCGCAATGACAGACAATCTCGCGCCGGGATAAATTGGGGCTCAGGTCACCCATGCTTCACCTCACCTCTTAAGATAGTCGTCATAAACCGCGTCGCTCTGTATCTTCAGGTCCCGCAGGGCCTCTTTCAGGGCCACCGGATTGCGCAAATCAGCCGCCTTGACGTTTACCATCGGCCGGGGCAGGTGCGTCAGTGGCGCCGGCGTCCCCGCCTGCGGACCCTTCATCATCGGCAATGATCCCGAGCTCGCGCAGCTGCTCATTAACCACAGCGTCAGGATCGGCAGCGCTAACCACTTCTTCATGGGCCTTGTCCTTCTTGGCCGTAACTTCGGCCTCGATCCGCTGGATCTCGCCTGCCTGGGCTTCGATGGCGGCCGCCTGCTCTTTCTCCGATTCGGCCTCGTAAGCGCTCTGGCCGGCCTCCAGGCCCGCGGCCAGTTTCGGTCCCAAAATCCATCTGAGCAGGGCCAGAAATAACTTTTTCATTCGCCGTCGTCTCTCCCCCAGCGGCGCCAGGGGCAGCAGCACCCGCCACTGCCACTCGCCCAGGTCCGGCCGCCCCAGGTCGGCATAGCCGTTGCGGCAGGGGGGCCGGTAGCAGGAGCGCAATTCCAGGGGGCCGCAGCCCCCGGCCGCTATTGGGCCGCCGTAGGGTTTGCCGCCGGCGCCGCCAGGCCGGTCACGGCCGCCTGGGCCTTGGCCAGGGCCGCGGTCACCTCGACATCGGTGGGACATTGTTTATCCAAAAGCTGCCCCAACTGGTCGAGGGCCGCATCCATCAGGGGCACCGCCAGCTTGGCCGCCCCCTGGGCCATTTTCATCTTGGCTAAAGTCTCGGGGTCCACCCCCTGGTCGCCCTGATCCTCCAGGAAGCCCACCGAGGTGTCGTAACCGCCCTGCAGCAGCTCCAGGGAACCCTGCACCGCGGCCCGCTTGTCGGCGGTGAAGCCGCAGCAGCCGGCCAGCAACACCAGGCAGAACAGCCCCAGGAGCACTAGTAGGATAGCCAGCCGCCAAAAATTGCGAATTCTCATAGTCTTTCTCCCGTTCGGGTTGCCGTTGTTGAATGCACGCTTCCCATTTAAACAAAAAATCAAGGGCTTTTGGGGCTGAGTGGACTTAAAGTTGCGTCCGAGTGGACTTAAAGTTGCTCCCGCCAAAAAATCAGCGGTCGTCTTTTTTTTTAAGGGCCTCAATGGATTCCCGGAAAACCTTGGTCTGGCGCAGGCCCGGATTGTCCACGCGCAGTTGCCCGCTGTTGATGAGCTGATAGATCCGGCTCTTGCCCAGCCCCAACTCACGGGCCGCCACGTTCACTGGCACCGTATTCCGTTTGTGCTCCATCGCTAATCCCTGGCCCCTAGCCCCTATTCAACAATTCCCCAACACAAACGGGGACATCTGGAAAATCAGCCAGATCCGGATCTCCTGCTCAAAGAGCCAGTCGATCAGGCGCTCATCCATCCGGCGCGCCGGGCCCAGGCAGACCCACATCATTAGCGCCCCGCCCCAGGGGCCGGTTTTGGGGCTGATGGCCTGGCTCATTTCATCTCAATCTTGAAGGTGGCGTACCAGGTTCGCCCCCCCACCGTGTTAATGGTATTGGTCAGGGTGTATTTCTGGCCGGCCGTGCCGCCCGAGAGCCAGATGGTGGTAATGGTCTTGGCCTGGTTAACGGATTCGGCCCCGTGGGTGATGCCGCTGGAATACGTCCAGTTGCTGGTGTTGATCTGGTCCCCGTCCAGCCAGGCGGTATAATTGACCGAGTAATCCAGGACCTCATGGACGCTCTGCGGCGGTGCATACCAGCCGTCAGAGCGCAGGCTGAAGCCCTCCGCCCCCCCGGCCGCCCCGGCCAGGGCCAGAATCAACCCCAGGACCAGGGCGGCCTTAGCCAGGGCGCGCATCTTAACTCCCCGCCGGCACGGTCAGGCTGGCGCTGGTGATGGACACCGGCCCGCCGCTGACAATCGAGGTGGTGTTGAGGTTGATGGTGGCCCCGGAAGTGCCGACGTCGCCGTGACAGACCTCGGTGGCGTCATCGCTTTTGAAGATCTTGAAATAGGCCGCCGTGCCGTCCTGCGTGGCGTTCTGCTGGGTGATGGCCCCGAAGGTGAGGACGCCGTTGGCCACGCTGTTCGACCCCGAAGCCGGCAGCGTCAGCGACACCAGCAGCGTGCCGGTGTCATAGGCGCCGCTGTAGATCTTCAGCTTGCCGCTGGACACGTCGGTGTTGAGGGCGGTGGCCAGGCTGGTGCGCTCAACGGTGGGCAGGACCAGGCTGGCCGCCAGGGCCGCCTGGCTCAATACCAGCGCCACTACGATCGTCAAGATTAAACTGCGGATAACTTTCTTCATCTTCCTTTCCTCCCGTTTTTTATTGGACCGTCAGAGTCCGGTTTCTCGTTGCCCAGGTTAAAGTGCGGTTTCTGCTGGAGAACTCAAGGTTCCTCGACCGCGCCCGCAAAACCAAGATAATCTTTCCGGGTTGGCCACTCCCGGCAATGCCTTGCCATGATCCGGTAAGGGGGGCCGTGGTCCCGGCCAGTTGGCCGGTGACGGCCTCCAGGCCGAAGACCAGGCCGGTGAAGTCGCCGGTGAGCGGCGGGAGATCCCCGGCCAGGTTCCCCGCCACCCCATGCGCCCCGGCAATGGCCCCGATCACCTGGGCCGGCTCCCCGGCCAGAGTCCCGGCCACGCCGTGGGCCCCGCTGAAATTGCCAGTCACCGGCGGCAAAGTTCCGGCTGCGGTTCCAGCCACGCCGTGAACCGCGGAGATGGCCGCGGTGACCGGGCTTAGAGTCCCGGATACGCTCCCGGCCACCCCGTGCGCCCCGGCCGCGGAGCCGGTCACAGCAGGCAGATTCCCGGCCAAGGCCCCTTCGGCCCGCACTGTGCCCGAGGCCGAGCCGGTCACCGGGGCCAGGGCGCCCGCAACCGTCCCTGCCACCCCGTGCGCCCCGGCCGCGCTGCCACTTACCGCCCCCAGCGTCCCCGCCAGGGTCCCGGTGACCTCTCCTGGACCGGCCACCGTGCCGCTCATCTCTCCGGTGACGGGGACCAGGGTGCCCGCGGCGGTTCCGGCCACCCCATGAGCGCCGGAGATACTGCCAGTAACCGGGGCCAGGGTGCCGGCCAACCCGCCCTCGGCCCGGACGACCCCGGTCACGGCCCCGGTGACGTTCCCGAGAGTCCCAGCCGCGCTACCTGCTACCCCATGTGCCCCGGAAAAAACCCCAGTGGCCGTAGCCAGCACTCCGGCCATTGATCCGGCCACGCCGTGGGCTCCGGACGCAGCCCCGGTAACCGGACTCAAAGTTCCGGCCATGGCGCCTTCGGCCCGGACCACCCCCGCGGCACTGCCGGTTACGCTCCCCAGCGTCCCAGCTGCCGTACCTGCCACACCATGCGCCCCGGCGATGCTGCCCGTGACGGCTGCCAGGGTCCCCGCCAGGGTTCCGGTGACACCTCCTCCCGCCGAGTAGGTGGCAAAAATAGAATAGCGGTTATTTCTTGGCCAATAGTCCCAATTTGTCCATGTTGCAGGTAAATCATCTGACTCATCGAAATAATTTTCGACAGTTGCGGTCCCAGTGTCATATTTAGTATATAAGTTGGCATTTTCAACCGTTCCAACACCTAACCAATATTGTGTGTTCGAAGTAATAGGATAATTGTAATCTTCCGTTGCATGTACCCAATCGAACTCAGCATCGGATGCTGTTGCATAGGCACTCCCTGCGGCTAACCTAACATTTGGCCTACTCGGACTGCCTCCATCGTCTGAATAAATACCTGTTTTAAATTGAACATTTTCCGCAGATCCAAGGCAACAAACCGTAATGTAATTAAGGATGCCATTTGATGCAGGAGTCCCATATGCTTTAGCAACCCAACATTCATAATCGGCGGCGGCATAATCCCCCTGCGTTGCGCCTACTGTGTGATAGCCGAACTCCAACCCTGCGGCATGGCGCACCGGGTAAACGGCCTTATCCAGCCAGTCTTGGGGGATGGTGACGGTGAGCAGCCCGGCCTTGGCGTCGAGGTTGAGCCCGCCCCAGCACCAGGCCCCCGCCGCGTCCTCAATGCGGGGTCTGAAGATATGAAATGCCTTGCCTGCCTTGTAGTTCTGGCCGCCCAAGGCCGTATAATCCCCGGCCATCGTCTGATGATAAACGGCATACGAACCTACTACATTCTCGGGGCGCTTGGCTCCTTTGGCAATTTCGGCAGGGGTTAGAGCTGGTTGATATAAAAATTCCAGGCTTTTTGTCTGAATAGTGAAGCTGATAACATTGGACTTGGGCGGCTCTTTTAGGACTATCTCAAACTCGTAGCCGCCCTCATCCTCCTTGAGACTGCCGGTGTCGTAAAAATGGGCCTCGACCTTGTCCCCCAGCCACTTGATCTTGCCGGCCTCGGTGATGACCTGGGGGCTGGCCTCATTATGCTGCAACTGCGCCGAGAAACTGCATTCGCCCCCCCAGCGGTCGAGCTTGAGGTGGGGCTGGAACACCGGCTTGGTCTTGTCGCCGACTTCCAGTTGGGCGAAAGAGTTGTCCTTGGCGGCAAAGGCCTGGCTCAAAGGCGGCGAGGTGTATTTGTCGGTGACGGGGGCGGGCCCGGGAGTAATCTGAGCCGAGGCCGGGGCGCAGAACAGCGCCAGCAATAATAAGCCCAGCGCTAGTATCGTTTTAGGCCATTTGGCGATCACAGCACCAACCCCATGAGCCATTGCCGGTAAAGTTTCTCCGCCAGCGTCTGCCCCTCTTCTTGCGACCCCACGGCCACGGTCTTATTGAGCCCCGGCAGCTTCGGGGCCACGAACCAGCCCCGGGCCGCGTAATAGGCCACGCAGAACATGGTCACCGGGCCCACCTTGCCGTTCCAGGCGCCGTGACCGTCCTGACTCCAGGTGAGGGGTTTAAATTCCATCAAATATAGCCCAGGCTCTTAGCCACTTCCGGGGTCATGCTCTTTTTGTCCCAGCGGCGCTTTGGCGGCTTTTTTAGGGCCGGCGGCCCACTTTTGGGATCCGTGGAGGCCTCCACCTTGGGGAGATCTCGCGTCGGCCGTCCCACTTCGCCCTCCGGTAGAGCCGGCCGGTGGCACGGGTTTTCAACCTGTGCAGGGCGGTCAAGCGCCCCCCCCCGTGGCGGGGGCGGCGCCGCC